GCGTCAGCTTCGCTGGCGCCACGCTCGATCAGGCCCTGGGCCAGATCGTCGGTGCTGTGCTCACGGCACAGGCTGGTGATACCGGCGACGCGGGTGCGCTCATCGGCCGCAGCCTGCGCCCGCACCGCCTCGATGTCGATGGTCGGTTCCATGGGTTTGGTGGTTGGGGGGTTGGTTGCGGCCGGGGCCGCGTTGGCGTCATCGTCGAGACTTCTCCCGATTCCGACGCTGGCATCGGCTGGCACGCTGACGACGGACACCTCATGGGGTTGCCATGAAGTGGCCAGGATTCCGTCCTGGCCGTTCGAGCGCATCGGTTGCGCATCAGTGATGCTGTAGCCCACCGACACGTTGCGAAGGATGCCATCACGGATGTCGGTCAGCTTCTCCTCTGCGAATGCGCTGCGTGAGAACCGCACACGGACATAGCCGCGTGCATTCTCAACCCAGCCTTTTTCAATCACGCCCAACACCTGGTTGGGGTCATGATTCCACAGCAGCGGAGCGCCATCATTCAGTCGGGTCATGTCCATGGCGCCATCGCCATGGCTCAGCACCTCAGGGCCATACCAGCGATCGACGCGAACTTCTGAGCTGAAAGGAAACTCCAGCGTGCGGGCATCCTCTTCGCCTTTGCCGCGCACAGCGGTGGCGTAATCGAAGGATGCCACTCGCTGCAGCGGCTCTCGGTTCAGCTCGCGCAGATCCATCGTTCGGCCATTACCTGGACTCTGCATAGCCCTGTCACCCGTTGCCTCCTCGAACAGGATCGGCTTGTAGTCGTGATCGGCCAGCCATGCCTTCGCTTCAGCGACGGTATAGCGATCGGCGTCAAAGCGAATCGCCTGAATCTCCACAGGTTGATCTGGGTTGATGCCGAACACGAAATCAATGCCAGGACCACCGGCATCCTGCTCACGTGCGAATCGCTCGAACTGATCGGGATCGACCAACCTGGCAGCATGCTCGTTCGGATAGGGCATCAGACCATGCCTCCGTCAGCGGCTGCCAATGGGTCGACATTGGCGTCTTGGCTCGCGGCCACGTTCGCGTCTGCGCTGGCGTCTGCCGGGGTGGACTGCGCCGCGATGTCATCAGTGGCGTAAGGATCTTGAGGGATGATGCTGCCCGGCGGCCGCGCCTGGGTTAGGCCGGCGCCAGACACCTTGCCCGGGTCGATATCGAGCGTCAGGCCAAGCTCCTGGGCTCGTGCCCGTTCCGATGCCAGATCCTGCAGCAGATCCTCCAGATCGCCACCACCCGCGGCCACGATCTCCGCCTGGCTCTTGAAGCCACAGCGCACAGCATCCTTGTAGGCCGCCACCTCCTTCTGTGGATCCACCCATTCCCATCCACGCGGGAACCACTTCACCGCCTCGTATCGCTCCGGCATCAGATCGAATCCGGGCAGTGTCAGCTCACCGGTGGCCTGTGCTGCCATCAGCCACCGCTCAAACACCGGCTGGCACACGTGCTCGATCAGCCAGTCCTGCAGCATGCGCCACATCTCCCGGTCCTCCAGCAGGCTCAGCCGGCTGGAGCTGTAGTTGCTCTGGCTGAAGTCGCGGCTGACGGTCTCATAGCTGCAGCCGATCGCCGCGGCCACTGCTCGCAGCATGCCACGCATGAACGGCTCAAACTGGCCATCAGGCGCATCCAGCTGGGGGACGCTCACGCTCTCGCCCGGGGCCAGGTACTTGAACACCCCTGGCTCGAAGTTGCTGACCCGTTCGTCGTCGTATACCTCGTCGCCCTGCAGCTCACCCTCAGGGCTGGTGATGAAGCCCATCAGGCTTGAGCTCGCACGGGCCCGCACCACCTCGGCCTCCTCGTAGCCCTGGAGGTGATGCAGCCGCTTCACCGCCGAGGATCCCCACGGCACCCCACGGGTCTGCCCGGGGCGATCGGTCACGAACAGGTGGATCACATCAGACGCCGGGACCTCGCGTGTCTCATGGCCCACGCCATTCACCATGTCGCCAGGGTGCCGCGTGCGGAAGGCATAGCTGATCGGTCGCTGCCACCGGTTGACACGCACGCCCATGCGCCACTCGCTGCCATCCGGCAACGGGCCGTTGCTCTTGCCCTCGTCGCAGTAGTCGCTCTCGATCACCTCCAACGACAGCGGCACCCGGCCGCGGCCCATCGCTTCCGGCACGATCCGAAGGAAGACCTCTCCCGACTCGGCAACGCTGCAGATTGCCAGCCGCAGGATCTCGGCGAATGACAGCCGGCCGGCGACGTGGCAGGTATCAGCCCTGCACCAGCGCTGCCAGGCGCTTTCGATGCGGCGGTTCAGATTCTCATCCAATCGACCGCCGCCGCGCTGCATCGGCACTCGCCCCTGCAACCTGATGCCACGGCCCACCACGTTGGCGCCAATCGCACGGATCGCCTGACGGGCGTAGGGGTTGTCCCGCACCAGCTGGCGGCTGCGGTTGCGCAGGCGCACCAGGCTGCCGTCGATCTCGGCATCGGCGCTGGTGTTGCTCGTCACCCAGTCCGACGTGAGGCGCGACACCATCGCGCCTTCGTAGGCTCGCCGGCCGCGGCGATGGGGCATTGTTGCTGGCGGTGGGTTGGTCACCTTCGACCGCTTCCGCTTGCCCATCAGCTGAACCTCACGAACAGATTGCCGGGGTTGCCCAGGCCGGCGGCCACCTTCTCGGCTGCTTTCTCACGCGCCACGACCGCCTTCAGTTGCGCCTCGCGTTGCATCAGCACGGACAAGTCCTGGCTGGTGTAGCTGCGGTTACCGATGGCATAGCTCTTGCTGCCCTTCGCCACGATCGCCCGGATCGCAGCCTGCACAGCCATCAGGTCTTGCTCAGCCTGGCTGCGGCCATCGAACGCGGCAGGGCTGCCGGCGTACTGCAGGCTGGGCAGCACCGTGGTCGTGCCGGAGCCGACAGTGATCACCGTCGCGCCGCTGCTGATCCGCGTCTGCCAGGTCCACAGCCCATGATCGAATCCACCCGATGTGCCAGCGGCGATCGCGTTGTCCCAGCCGCCATCAGCCCGGGCAGTGCCAACCACCGTCGCACCTTCGGCGGCCGTGTTGGTCCGCAGGTAGGTCGTCATCACCCACGTCGCTGACGTGGCGGCATTGCCCGATAGATCAACCGCTGCGGGCTCGATCCATTGCACCGTGTCGCCAGCGCGCAGTTCAGCCGGAACAGTCACAGGCAACACCTCCTGGGCGCAGTGTAGCGGAGCCGAAAGAAAACCCCCCAGCGATTGCCGTCGCTGAGGGGATAGGGCAACCAGTGACCGCCACACCCTACCAGTTGCTCACGAAGCTGCCGCCACCACCACGCGCACGCCGTCGCTGGCGCGGTGCCGCAGACGCCTGGGCGGTGGCATCAACCGGGGCAGCAGGCAACGGCGCCGCATCACCCGCAGCACGCTCCAGCTGATCCCACATCGTCGCCCTGTGGTACCGGCGCTTCACCAGCTCCAGCACCGCCAGGCAGTACACCGCCAGATCGAGCGGTTCGTTCCTCGCGCCTGATGGCTTCTGCCACTCCAGCACCTGAAAGCCCTTCACCTGCCGCGGCACCAGCCGCTCGCAGGTCAGGCCCGTCAGATACTCCTCCGTCGCGTTCTGCCCGAAGTGCATTGCCCCAGGGCCCTCGCCCTCGCGCTTCAACCTGGCGTAGATGGTTCGCTTCAGCGTGTCGCCGCCCACCAAATACAGCGTCACGCCGCCCTTGATCGTCCGACCCCGCCAGTTCACGTCCACTTTGCTGCCTTTGCTCAGGGCTGGCGCCGCCCTGGTGCTGCTGCCCTTCAACGCCACCACACCCTCGCGCACTCGGGCACGGCAGAACTCATAGGCCTCCTGCGTGAAGTGGCCGCCGGTGTCCACACCGCAATACCGCACCGTCATCACGCCCCCAGCCTCACGTGGCCACTGCGTCCGCCGGATCACATCCACCTGTTCCCACACGTCGCCACCCGCTGGATCGCCCTCGACCTTCTGGTGCCACACCAGCCACATCTCCTCGCCGCGGCCGATGCCCCACACGCTCACCTCCAGCCACGTGTCCTGCACGTCCACCGCCATCAGCAGCAGCAACACCCCGGCCGGGCACCACCCCGTCTGGTATGGCTCCGCCGCTGCCCGGGCCATCAGCCCGTCGGCGCTCACCTTCGCCAGCGCTTCATCCTCCCAGGCCTCTGCCGCTCGTTTGTTCACCCAGCCTTTCAGCAGCAGCGGGTCAGCCTTTGCCCGCAGAAACTCATCGCGGATCTGCTCCCAGCTGTGCCACCCCGCCGGCGCATACCACCCGGGTAGGTGGAATCCCGCCGTGATCCCATCACCCTTAGCGCTCGGCTGCCATGCACCACCCAGCAGCATGCTGGTCTTGTGGTGCTCCGCTACTCGCTCACCACAGGCTGGGCACTGCGCCCACACCTCACCATCCGGGCGGTCCCATTTCATGTGCTCGCGCCATCGCAGCACCTCCAGTGATCCACAACAGGGCATCAGCACCGCCAGCTGCCGGCGGTCGCTTCTGCTCTCAAACTCGGCTGTGATCCGGCACGCGCCCCTAGTTCCCGGGGTCGAGGTGATCAGCACCTTGCCCATCGGGAACGTGCTGGTTCGCGTCTCCGCGTTCTCCAGCGGGTCGCCCTTGTCGTCCGCCTCCATCGGGTAGGAGCTCACCTCGTCCGCCGCCAGGTAGGCCGCCGGCATCGACTGCAGGCCGCTGCCGCTGTTCGCACCCGTCAGCACGAACAGGCCGCCCCTGAACTCCTTCAGGAACATCGTGTTGCCCGAGTCCCGCGACCGCGCAGGCGCAATCAGCTCGCTCAACACCGGCGTTTCCTTCAGCAGCGGATCCAGGCGCTG